GGTCGTCGCGAATCTCTCCGGTTCCTGCATCGTACACTACCTTATTCTTAAAGCGAGTCATCACATCACGAAGATATTGCTCAGCTTTCATTTTAGGTAGGTTACCAACGTCGATGTAGAAGATACGACGTTCAGGTGCACGAGAGATACGATAGATGACCAATGAGTCTTCCATCGCCTTTAACTGGTTGAGTGGCTTAATTGCCTTCTGTAGATAACCAAGAACCATGTCACCTTTGACGTTGACAAGGCCAGAAGATACGTTGATAATGGAATCGACTGCTATCTTAATGCCTTGTGTAGTAGGATCTTGATAGTTAGGCTGAGTTGGTACTTTACCGAAACCATTCTCATTGTAGATATAGAACTCTTCGCCCGTCGCAGGAATAATGACGTTCGAATCCTTGGCAGCTTTTCTTTTCTTGTAAGTTTTGACTTTACGAAGCTTGCGAGGATCTACGTAGCGTAGTTCTTGAATGCCTTCGCGAGGAGCCTTCTCGTCAATCATTAAGTGATAGAATATTCTACCATCGACATACCACTTGCGGAAAATTTCATAGGCGTGCTGATTAAACTCGAGCAGCTCGAGCACTTTATCAAACTCATCGAGGATAAGTTTCTTGACTTTGTCTGGTTGCTTTAAGTCGTCAAGATTTAAAGATACGACTTCTTTCTTTGGATCAATAACAACAGCTTCGTTGATAATATCATCGACAGCAAGTTCGATGTCTGGATGCTGAGCCATCTCTCTATACTTCGAGACGAGCTCTGACTCGGTGCGAATGGCACCTTCCATATCAACATACTGGCCATAAGCTCCACCTTCGGCAAGAACAAGAGCTCCATCATCGTCCTGTTTTGGGGCAAATGATGGAAGCTCTTTTTCTTCTTGCTTTCTTTTAATTTCAAAACCAAATAACTCGGCCATGGGTTCTCCAATTTAAATAACGAAAAAGTAAAGGGAATGATTACCCTTTACTTATTAATCACCGCCGGCGTCGCCTGTGACACTGTCTCCAACATTCCAATAGTCGTACTGGAATGTAACTTGGAACAGTTCGATCTGATCGGTTGTAGACCAATCGAGTTCGATTGGGCTGATGTTGCTTGGGAAGATACCGTTGAAATCGTATGAACGAAGCTTCGATCCATCCTTAGCAAACTGAGTAACTGTCGCCTGTGACTTATAACGATTGATTTCTCTTACGTTACGTTGTAGACGATTGATAGCATTCGACCATTCTTCCATGGCGTTACGAATCAGGAAGTCTTCATCGTTGATAATCGTAACTGTCCATTCGGCGAATGTTCTATCACCAGCTAACTTCATTTGACGACCGAAGTAAAATACTGGAATGACACCGAGGTCAGAGCCAGGCAGTTGAGCTGCCTGACACATGAATCGGGTTTTTGCATCTCCAGAACTGTTCGCAGGATTAAAAATATCCACTTGGAACAGGTTTTGTCTTGCACCGCCGTAAGTTAGTTGGCTTCTCATTTCATTGATATTAAAAGCCATTTACTTTCCTCCTAGGTTTATTTTATTTATTAGAACTGGCCAGCGATTTCATTGAACTCGACACCAGATCTTACGGCGACGAAGTTTAGCTGAATGAAGTTGATCGACCTAGCAGGCTTGATGTAGATGTCTCCAACAAATCTATTACTGTCGATTACTTCAGCAGTATTGTTTGTTTCGTCACAAACCACGCGGAAATCAACGATTCCACGACGTCCTTGAACGTCACGTAGGTAAGGTTCTACAAGGTTTCTAAACTGCGATCTTGTGAATTCGTCATTGAATTCGAACAATGTAGAGTTAGAAGCTGTAGCGATCGCTTTTTCAAGAACGATGAACAGACGACGTACGTTGATACGATCGAATGCGCTTGTACGACCTAGAAGAGTTTTGTCTCCATAAAGAACTGTGCCTTGGCCTGGGAATGTCACAACTGGATTGACATCGTTCTTATATAGAAGATCTCTTTCAGATTTGCTTGGGCTGAAAGCAAGCTTTACAAGGTTCTTTACTTGGCCACGGGTGAAACCGGCCGGTGAGAACCAAGGATCTCTTACGCTATCGCTACGTGCAGTAATGCCTGCCATATCACCGTTCAGTGGAATGTAGCGATATACATCTGCATACTTATCGTACTGATACTTGTAACCAGAATCGAGGAATGCATATGAAGTATTACGCAAAGCATTTCTAAAGTCTACGATGTTCTGTGCTTGTTGGTTTTCTACGTTAATACCTACAACATCAGAATATGCAGGAGAAACGAATACTACGCAATCCTTACGAACTTCTGCAATGTTATCGATCAGATAGTTGGCTAGCTGAACGTCGTTAGTTCCGATTGCCTTACCTTGAAGAATAAGAGAAACATCGACTGTGCTTGCATCTGCAAAGAGATCATATGCAGAACCAAGAGCTGCCATCGACACTGTGCTTTCGTTAGCGCCGTCTGTACCACGAACGAACGAACGTGTGTAAGTTGTCGTGTTAGTAGAATTAGCAACGTTTGACAGAGTATTAGAAGCTGCACCATCACGATCGTTTGTAGCCCAAATCCAACGTGAGAAGTCGTTGATTGCAGTCTTATAGTAGTTAGTCGTACCGTCATCTTTCTTGGCATCTGTTGCACGTGAAAGGTTTTGGTAGATTTCAAGAACTTGACCAGGTGTTCCGCTGATCAGACCGTCTTCGTCAACTACAACAACTGAAACTTCGTCAGTAACAGTGCGACCTGCGTTTGTCATCGATGAAGATACACCAGGAGCAGACTCGACAACGTTGAAGTATTCCCATTGACGCTTCAATGAAGTACCGCTGAAGTTAGTTGACTTGTTCCATGTGGTATCGAAACCGATATTGAAGAAGATGTTCGTACCGTCATCGGCTTGTGCGCCTTCTGAAGTGACCTTCATGTTTTGCTTACCGATAGAAGTATTACCAACTTCGATATAATCGCCGACAGTGATCTTATCTTTGAGTGCGGTCACTGCAAGACGAGCTTGTGCAAGAGTAAGACCGAGGTCAGTCGCTGATTGTTTTGTAAAATAAACAACCGAGTTGGCTGCGCCATTCGAGATGGCAACGTTTGCTCCACCAGATGTTAACGAGAGAGTAAAGCCGGTTGTATTCGCTCCAGTAATGAAGTACGATGTACCTTCTGATAAACCTTGAATGCTATTCGCAGTCGAAGAATTTCCCTTAGCATACCATACTGTATCACCGTTGGTGAACAGCGTGTTTGCTGTTGCAAGCGAGATGAAGTTGGCTGATACGCCGTTCGAACCGACTGCACGAGCACCTGCAGAAGCAGCTACACGATCGGCGAAATCATCACCTGACCACACGAAGACAACGTTAGCAGTGTTGCTGCCTACGGCGATCGACATAGTGGCACTTGTAAGATCAGCAAGAGCATATGTGTTTGCAGTTGTTGAACCCCAAGTGGTATTAGTTTCGAATGTAACTGTTTCGGCATATTGTGTTGCGCTATCGCACATCGAAACCTTCAGCGAGTTACCGAGTGCACCAGGATAACGAGCTACGAACTCTGTTCCTGTAAATGCTGTGTTCGTTGCACCTTTGTTTTCGAACTCTTCTGAGTTGCGAATAACTACGTTTGATGCAACAACTGCAGCTGTATTACCAGCATAAGCAGAAAGTGTCGTAGCATTAGCAAAGAATGAAAGAAGTGCTGAAGCGCTTGCGGTTGCTGCCTTTGAAATTGTAATAGCGCTGTTAGTTACTGCTGTTACAAAAGTATCTTCTGCAATGCCATCACCTTGTACGCGAAGTCCAGCTGTAAGACCAAGAGCAGTACCATTAGCGGCAAGCGATACGTCACCGTCAAGAGTAATAGTTGAAGTGTTTGCAAAACCTGTTGTGGTCGCAGCACGCGAAACATACAGAGCATTTCCATAAGAAAGGAAGTTTGCAGCCGTATAAAACGTTTCGTAGTTGTCTGAAGTTGGTTTACCGAAGCGATTTGCGAGTGTATTTTCTGAATCTACAAGAACAAACTTTCCTACTGGTCCCCAACGAAATACTCCGCCGAAACCACCGACCGTAGTCGCAAGTGCCGGAACAGTTGTTGTAAGATCAATTTCAGAAACATTAATTCCTGGGCTGACTTGAAACGCCATTGTTATCTCCCTTTAAAGGTTAGTCATGTAAGTTGCATTTACTTTATTTATAACTTCAAAAAATTAGGGTATTTGTTTATGAAAACACGAGGCAAACGTATGTTTAATCGTTCCCTAGCAGAATCTAGATTTTCAGATAGTAGTTTATCATAATCTTCGGCTAATAGAAACTTAGCCTTTTTGCCATTTCGATAAGCTTCATACACCATTCGAAGCCGAGTAAAAGCTTCAGAAGGATGTCTTATTAAAAGCGTGAATAAGATACTTAAACTAATTACTAACCACGCAAGCGACCGGGTTTGTGCATAAGAAAACATTATCATACACATTTCTCCTTCTGCAGTTGTAGGATAATTAGTTAAAATATGCCATATATCATGAGTATCGCGGTATCTTCTTGCCATCCAACTGTAAGGATGTTTAACTTCAATCCATTGATCAGCGGCGTTTTTTCTACTCATTGCTACAATAGCTAATCGATGGTGCTGAAAACAATCAGCAGCTGCTTTACCAACAGATTTTTCAGGTCTATTCACAAGACCTGGCAAATATTCTGATATTTCTTCAGACTTATATGCCATCTCTCCGCCTGTTCGAGTTTCGAGCATCTTTTTATACGTATATTTTAAAGAAGGTCCACTGCCATGGCGTACTACTTGTAAAATAAAAATTAAGGCTTTCCCAGGATTATTCAGTGCATACTTCATAGGTTTAATTAATTTTCTGAGATTAAGTCCGTATTCATCTTTCATATCAAAAGTTTCCTTCAAAAAACCCTCGCTTTTGTGCTACCCAAAAATCATCTCTTGGACCACCGTCAAAGAGTGGTTCGTTGACTTCTTCGTCATGTATATCATCGCCTGTACTCATTAATCCGAATGGTAGCATTTGTTGCTCAAGCATTTTCTCGTTCTGCTCGTAGATTTGCATACGAATATCGATATTTGTAATTTCTTTCA